AACCTTGTTCTTTTAAATCTTTATATTCAGGAGCTAACGCTACAATAATGTCATTGTAGTTATTAACAACATAATCCATCTGTTGACGTTGTATATCTTTTAAATACCTGCTCCAATATGCTTGATATTCAGGAGTTTCTGCTTGATACCACGGTTGTTCAGTAAGCCACTTACGTGCTTCTTTCATTTTAAAATCTCTAGGTATTACTTTATCAGAACTAAATATATCTTTAGTAGCTCTATTTTCAAATGCAGCTCTACTATTTACACTAAAGAATACAGCCATTAATGTTTCATATATCTGGTCTTCTAAAGGCATATCGTGCAGTTTAGCAGTAGTAGTACCATACGCTGCACCTGCTGTACCTTTCATAAGAAAGTTTATAGTTTCAAATTGATCTCTACGATTAGGTTGTTCTTTTAATGCTTTAGCAAATCCTCTAACTACTTTTTCTCCAGCAGTTCTAACTCCAACATTTTTACTAGCTAACATTCTACCTATGTTTGCATATTCACCTATACCTCCAAATATACCCCCTGCAATAGCACCTTGTACTGCTGCTTGTCCCATGCCCTGTATACCTTGTTCTCTAGCAGAAGCACCTAATAATAATCCTAAGTGTACAGATTGATTAACAATATTGTCACGAGTAGCAGCATCCATAAATCTATTTTTAAATACACCTTTGTGTATAAATTCTGCTGCTTTAATATTATTATCTTTTAAAAAACTTGTACTTTGTTTTTGTACAAAGTTAGCAACTATACCAGGTACAGACTGCATACCGTATAATTTTTCACCTGTCTTAATATCTACACCAATAGGTTGTGGACTACGTAATGCTTTACCTCCAGGTAGTTTAGTAGTAACGTCGTGCATAGCTCTAGCTACTTTATTGTTAGAATATTGTAAAGATTCTCCTACGCTTTCTAAACGATCAGCTACTGCTTCAAATTGTTTAACACCTCTAGCTTTAGCTTGTCTACGCATTCCTCTAGCTACTAATGCTGTTGCAGCACCACCTCCAGATAATGCTTGTACTACAACACCTGGTGCTAGTCCTACAAGATGAGATAATGAGTTTGCTATTTTTTCGGTAGATGTATCAGGTTCATCTGCAAAACCAAAGGTTGTAAAACCTTCTAATAGTCCAGATGTAATCTGTGCAAGAACTCCGTCTGTTTGACCTTGTCTTCCATCCGTAAGGGGTAAGCCTGCATCAACTAGTTTTGTTTCCATATAACGCAAACTACGTGCGTCAAATTGCTTAGGTATGCGGTCATAAAACTTTTTTAGACCCAATGCGTACTGCATTTCATCTAAATGTCCTGCATCAAAAGCAGACTCTAGTATTTGTATTCTTCTATCTAACATATTATATATTAGCTAAATACTTTTCTAAAACAATACTTCTTTCTTCCAATCCTTTTATAAGACCAGGATCTGCATTTATTTTTTTAGCAGCATCAATCATTTGATTACCAATAGCAATACCTTGTTTAAAGTCTTTTTTTAATTCTCTATTATTTTTTCTGTTGTATTTCATATTTTGAGCATGCTGGTATCTTAATAATAAATTTGCTGAAATATCATTATACCTATTTTCATTTTCATTTAAATATTCAGTTAATTTATTTTTACCTCTTTTGGTTAATTTAGTGCTAAACAAAAGTCTAGGCGAATTAGGCATATCATAATCATCTGTACGTTTACTAGTATCTACATTACTCATTAAAGGCAAAGCATTAGATAACTCACTTATAGCAGTTTTTGCGCCAAATGTTTGTTGGTTAAATATAGCTTTGCTTACCAATGGATTATTAGTATCCATACCTGAGTATACGCTATTTTGCGCAGAAGCTGCACTTAATAATGATTTTGCCCTACTAGGATCTAACGCTTCTATTCTAGTTAACTCTTGTCCTAAGTTTTGTACAAAACCCATATTTTGTAAATACAGTTGTTGATCCATATCAGTTATACCTGTTTTCTTTTTGTAGGCATTCATGCTTGGCGTAGGTTGAAAAAGATAATTTAGTACTGGCATATCAGTATATATATAATCTCTAACAGGTTTACTTTTACTATCTTTAAGCAAGTTTCTAAACTGTGCTTGTTTCATAGCATCTTGAGTTGAAGCTGTATAACTAATTAAATATTCACCGTTAGTTTTACCAGTACCTTCACCTGTTTTAGGATCTATATATTCTTCATTCATAATTTTGGCTTGTTCTAAAGGTTTTTTAGTTTCAAAATCTAACATCCATTCTACATCTTCTCGTCTTATAAATTTCATTACTTCTGCATTATCTTTAAATGTTTGCGCACTTACAACTCCTTGATGACTTGCAAGTTCCATAGCGTTTTTTGTTTGTAAATTCATATTTTCAACATTAAACCCTTGTAACAAATTATCTCTCTCTTCTGTAAATCCTGCTTGTAACGTTATTCTTGATTCGGTGTTTTCTTTATCTATAGTGCCTCTAAGTTTAGTCATTTTTTCATCTTGTCCAAAACTTGCTTCTTGCATGTAACGTTGGTTAGCAATTAATTTATCATCCCTTGTCGCTCCAGCAAGAATATTTTTATCGTCACTTGCTGCTCTTGCAGATATGTTCTTATCAGTTATTAATTGATCAGAATCAATACCTCTTATTTGTTGCTCGGCTGCTATCTTACCCGATAAATCTATTTGCTCTAAAGAATATTTTTGGTCTAATTCCATCAATTCTTTTCTTTTAGCTGTTTCCATAGCTAATTTTTCTTCATAGTCAGGTTCCCTTATGCTTCTTAATAATCCAGAAGCACTTTGTGATGCCATATTTAATGCTTGTAAAAATTCAGTTTCGTAACTTGCCATTATACGTTTCCTCCATATTGGTTTTTAACTGCTTGATTAAAATCTGTAGACAATACAGCACCACCTTGCGCAGCTTGCGATGCAGCATTGTAGTAAGTTTTTTGTATTGCGTCTAACTCCATACCTTTTTGTTCTTGTATTTGTCGATTAGAAGCTTGGTATGCTAAGTCTAATCCTGTAAATGCTTGTGTAGGATCCATAACATTTGCACCTAATCCTGCAAAACCTGTTTGTCCCATTTTATTTTCTAAGGCATTGTATTGATTTATTCTAGAATCTGTAGCTAAATCAAATTTATCCCCTTGAGTTTCAAGTCGTTGTATTTCATTTTCTTGTACTGCTGGTAATAAACCAATAGCATTACTTTGTAAATCTCCAAATACACTTTTTAAAACACCACGCCTTCTTTTACCTTCTTCTCTAGCTTTACTTGCAGCTGAGGTAGTTGCTGCCGCTCCAATTAATCCTGCTACTACTGCCCATGCCATATTCTACTCCTTTATCTTTACTACTAAATTAGGTGATACAGCTTTCAACCAATTGTATTCATTAAAATGTGGAGCGTATTCTAAATTAGCTTCACGTTTACCTTGCGTAATTTCATCGTCTATGTCTTTAACCATAGGTGGTTGTTGTCTGTTTGGATTAACTATATTTTTCTTATCCATTATGTATCTCCTTTAATTTATTAATTGCTTTAACAAAATCTTTAACACGTACTGGTGTTTGTTTATACCAACGTGAATATCTATCTGCTTTTTTATCTGCATACATTATTTCATCTATAGCACGATCATACTCCTGATGACATAAACATTTCCAAGCAGTAGGAAACTTTCTAGTCCAGCTAGTACCTAATTGGTAATTTACTGAAACTAACGCTATTTTCACAGATTCATTATCTGTAGATAGTATGCTTGCTTGCTTATCTGCTGCTTCCATAGCAGTAGTAATATCTTCCATATACCATTCTTTAATTTTATAATCATCTACTTCAGTACCTACAGGATAATCTTCACGTTCTGCTGCAGTTAATAAATGACCAATACCGCAAGTAGGTTTATCTAACGTATCTAAATATACTTCGTTCTTATATCCTTCACGAAGTTTCATATGATCGTATACTTTTTTTTCAAATTCATTCATCCTATTTTCCTTACATTGAAATTGAGTTACCAATAAATCTACTATTTTCTTCAGCTTCATCATATTCTTCTTGAGTTGTAGGTTGATTCATTAAACTTATTAGACTTCTGTCTTTGCCAAAGATTTCTATTGGTTTGTTCATAGAAGGATAAAAGTCCATTGAATTTCTAGCTATAGTTACTTGCTTAAATTCAGCAGCTCCATCTGCAGTTGTATTTCCAGTAGGTTCGTAATTAGTAACACTGTTTAAATAAAAAGCTTTTACTCTAGCTTTATCAGCCATTCTATTACTTGTTCTATCTCTACCTTCTATAATAACTTCACCTTTATCGTTATAAATTGTTTCCATTGGACCTGCATTTTCCATAGCATCTTTAGCAGGGTTTTTAACAGTTTTTTTGTAAAAATCTCTAAAGCTATTTACACCTTCCAACTCTTGCGGTCTTTCTTTGTAGGGAGTACCTTGCTTTGTTGTTGCTCCGTAATTACCTAATGCGTTGTCATTGTAATCTCTTCTAGCTTGTCTTCTTACTTTCATATTGTCTACCATAGGTTGCATAGTTTTACCTAGTTCATGCCCCATAGTATATCCAGACATAGCTGCAGTTCCATAGTACATAGCTTTACCTAATAAACTATCTCTATATTCTGAATCAGCTTCTGCTTTGTCAACAGATACTTCAGCTCCTGCTTGTGCCTGATAAACGCTTAACTTTGAATTAATATTCATAATATCTCCTTATGGCTGTAATTGTGACCATCTTATACCAGCTATTGTAGAATCTACACTTGTTCCACTGCTAGTTGTTTCTCTAAAATTGAATGTTGCAACCCCATCTCTATATTCATCTGTTGCTGCTTTATAGCTTAATTGACTTCTAAATTGAACATATACAATCCCACTACTTGGTGTTATAGTAGAAGATTGATTTGAAGCATATATACTTGCAGTAGTCCAACTACCTCCACTTGTAATTTTATCATTAGCACTACTTGCTACTCTATATTGAGGAACATGAAAACTATTGTTAGCAGGAACTCCTTGTATAAATATACTTCCAGAACCATTTGTTACAGTTACTGTTACTACATCAGAATAATAATATCCTGCAGTATTTGAAGCAGGGTGTTGTACATTAGAAGGACTAACACTTACACTAGGACTTGGAGTACCAGAAGTAGTTAAATTAGCATTGGTTACTTCTACTTCTGCACTATCTGTTAATCCTTGTGCTACTACTTTAAAATCATAACGCTGTGATTGTGCTAAACCACTTACTGTAATATCTGTATTTACACCAGTATTTGCAGCATAGCCTTTAGCATCAGGCGTAACAGGAGTTCCTGAGTCCCACGATCCTCCATACGGTCTTTTATATAATACAAAATTACTTGTTACTTGTGTATTTGCTGTAATACGTAAAGGTATACTATTTGTACCTACGCTTCCATTTAAAGCAATAGATGTAACAGCGTTAGGAAACGCTCCTCTATAAAATGTAGTAGTTCCGCTTGTATTTGTTTTATATATACTTGGTTCACTGCCAAACAAACCTAATCCTTCTCTAGTATATTTTGTTCCTGTGCTTACAGCACTATTTAATGCAGTGTTTGTAAATATTGTTTTATTTAAACCAAATGCAGTTTGTGCAAAATCTCCATATATATTAAATTGATTAATAGATTCTGTATACGGAACATTCCCTGCGGTAATATCTAAACTAGAACCTGTAGCTGAAGCAGCAGCACATTCTACTAATTTACCATCAGACCAATATGCAGTAATAGTATCTCCATCTGACACTCCACTGTAAGTACCAGTGCCATCTTCTGTGTATGTTATTGTTTGACTGTAAGAAGTACTAACAAAAACTGTACCTGTTTGCTCTTCTACTGCTTCTGGTCCTACTGTATTGCTTCCATAAGAAGCTTCTAATGTATATAAAAAAGTATCAGGTGTCTGTTGTCCTGAATTTGTTACCCCATTCGAAGAATTGTCTGTAAATGTTAATGGAGTGTTTGCAGAAAAACTAACTACGCTTGTACTGTCTGCAACCCAACTAGATCCATTCCAAATAACAGTATCTCCATAAAAACTAGTTCCACCTGCTTTTTTTCTTCTTCTAAGTTTTTGATCTGTAATACCAGTAGCATTAGACCATGTCCAATTTAATTCGATTTCTGGACCGCTAGATTCTTGTGTGTAATCTCCTGTAAACGATGTAATAGTTGGAACGTCTGTACCTGTTGGAGTTTCACTAGTAGTTGCAGTAGTTTCTGTTGGATTTTTTTCAAATACATTACGTTGCCAACCTTTTTCTGTTTTTACATAATTATACATTTTTAATCCTAATCTTACTATTCTAGTATCCCCTAAATTTCCTTCATTATTAGAAGGCGGTCTTTTAAGTATTTTGTTAAAAGTAGGATGTATAAAATTTGCATTATTACGCACTATATCTATAATTCTTCTACTCATGTAGTTACCATCTCTCTATAAACTAATTGTATATCATTTAATTCAAAATCAGATTGAACGTCTCCGTCAGCTACTACTGTTAATAAAACAGAATATCCATATACTTTTTCACTAGCAGTTGTTTTTAATTTTGCATTATTTACTGCAATTTTCTTGTAAGACATATCATCGCTTGTTGGCAATAGGTTACTACTTGCATTACTGTGAGGATCTACGACATCTTTGTTGTTAGAACCAGATGTATGCGCCCTTACTTGCACCTTAATATTGTCTCCATTTCTAGCAGCAACATATACTGCAGTTAAATTTTTAGGAGTGTTAGGTTTTTTAAATGTAAATTCTTTTGTTTCCATCAACACTGTATTTGCTTTATATTTTTTAGCAGCACTAGATTCAGACCATTTTTTTAATGCGTAATTATTACTTGCTATTACTAACAATTCCCCATTATTATCCTGAACTACATTGGTACTATTATCAGTAGTAAAAGGTTCATAACTTTGTCCGTTTATACCAGATTTTGTTTCTTTTACAAATGACATTGATTTTAAATCAAATAAAATAATTTGACTTTTACTTTCTGCGTTTGTTGCTTTTTTAAATATAATTAATTGTTCTTTGTTTGGTATATAAGAAAGCTTCAAATCTGCATTGTATATATTAGACCAAACAACTTTATTTTGTCCTGTTTGTTTAGATTGTATTAAGTTAATAAGCTGCTTACCATCATACATAAACAATCCAAACTTATTTAACCATGATACAAAACCTTCTCCTTTAACTAAATGCGAATGCTTTAAACAACCTCTTTGTTCATAAGTTCCTTCTAAAAATTCTATATCTCTACTTACGTTAATAATGTATAATGTATTTTGTTTATATTGCAGCAATCTACCGCCTAAGTTTTCTAATACAGTAATATCTTCTCCGTCATTTACCTCTACATCTATAAAACTTTCAGCATCAAAAAAATCAAAATCATTTACATCAGACTTCATAAGTCTATCATTAGCAGTTTGTCTTATATTATTATCATCATAATATTGTACATTGCCTATATAAAGCTTTCTATTGACCACTGTAGACGTTTTACCGCCTGTGTTAGGTCTACCTATAGCTGAGTGTTTTTCGGACAGTAATGGCTCTTCTATGCTTAAATCGCTCATTGCTTGTCCTACGAAATAAGAAGCATTAGCATATCCAGTAGATGGAAATACATAATGATTCTTGGCACTAGATCCAATTCCTGCAATTCCAAATTTAGTAAATCCAGATTCTCCATTTAGTCTTACACCCTTCTCATAATTTACTTCAGCTAATAAATAACGCTGTCCTATATCACCTGTAACTTCATTGTTAGTTACTGCATAACTATCTATTAAAGCCCAATACACTTTAAATCCAGTTACTCTATCTTTAGGCGAAGGTCTGCCAACAAAACCTAAATGTAATTGTCTTACTTTGTTTTCTGTTAATGTAGGTTGGTAAATATCTCCTAGATAAGTAGGTCCAGATTCTTGTTTGTTATCATAAATTAATGTACCCCACAATCCATATTTTTTACCAGAAGTACTTTTATAAACTACAATAGTACTTTCTTCATCTTGTGATGCAGATGTTGGAGATCCATTAAAGTATGCTAAACAAGACATTCCCCCAAAATTTGTACTAGATACGCTATTGTGACTATTTAATATGTTTCCTAGTAAAGTAGATGTAAAGTTTACTCTACTATACGCTCCACTATAATAACCTAAACTTAACGTAGCATCGTCCAACATAAATAATTCTGAATTATTACTAGCAGACGGTGAACCCGATTTACCTTTTTCTATCATTGTATTATCATAAATACCAGCACTACCAATAGTAATAGGTGATAAAAATATATCATTTGCAGATACTTGATCTTTAATAACTTCTAATGTAGTTGCAGTTGCTAAATTTCTATCGTATTTAATTCTTTGTATTATTTTAGGAAGACTAAAAGTATTAGCAGTAGTTGATGGAGTATGTGTTCCATATACTCTTATATCGCCATCTAATGCAAACATATCTACTTCGCCAGCAAAACTACTATCACCAATTGTAACCGTACCTCCGTGTACAGTGTTTCTAGCAGTGTTAGTACCTAGTTCTATAAATTTAACACCTTTGTTATTTACATCATGGTATGCTAAATATTCTGTAGCTACTTCAGAAGTATCGTGAATTTTTACATCAGAATTAAAATGCAACAATCCAGAACCATCTTTTATTGTATTACTTGTAGGTAAACTATTAACAGTTCTATCAGCAAGTTCGCCTAATGGTACTAGTTTTCCAAAATATTCATTATCTAGTCCGTCTAATACAGCAAACTCGTTAGGTAATAAATCCCTACGAGCAGCAGAATCGTTTAGACCTCCACTAAAGTTATTTAAATTTAATATTTTTTTTGCCATGTTGTAATACATCCTGCATAGTTTTCATCTTAACTTTTTTCTTTTTACTCTTCATATTGTATGTTCTTCTAGAAGAGTTGGTAGACGATCCTTGCATAGGACCGCCTGTTGAATTACTCGTTTCCATCAATAACCTCTCCCCAAACACTTGT